CAAGGTTACAAGAAAGCAAAACTACGAGCTCACAGTGACTATATGTGGAACCGTGCTGTTAACGATTGGGCACTAGAATTTTTAGACTACGCAGATATTATGGTAGAGTCAAAATGTAAGAATCTAGCAAGTATTGAGCTATATAAATACTATATAGGAGAAAAACAATGGTTAAAAAATGGATTACAGCAAGACTTAACGAAAGAACAACCCTTGATGGAGCAGTTCTAATTGGTGCAGGTGTTGCATTTCTTATCTTTAAGCCTATTGCAAGTTTAGTTGCATATGCGGCTATTGCTTATGGAGCATGGACAATTTGGAAAAAAGAATCTTAAATATTACCGAAAACGCTAAAGAATATCTAGCTAAAGTAGGTAAGCCCAACGTGTCACTAACTGTAAAGGGTGGCGGATGTTCTGGGTTTCAATATCAATGGGGGGTTACTGACAAGGAACCAACTGTGGAAAACTTGTGGTTAGATCCTGTAGCAGAGATGTTTGTATTTGGATGTACTGTAGATTATGTAGAAGAACTAGGTGGTTCTTACTTAAAAGTAATCAACCCAAACGCAACTGCATCTTGCGGCTGTGGCGAAAGTTTCGCAGTCTAAAGTTTACCAATAGGCATGTCACTACTAGCTGACATGCTCCATACTTTTTTAGCAGTAACTCCTCGTTTTTGTGCAAATCTTTTTGCATCACAGTTACCGCATACATGAAAGTAATTGTTACTTAATCGTTTAGGATCCATACTTCCTCTCGGTCTATCAAACTCGGATCCACAACTATCACATCGTAATTGCACCATTGTAAGGTCACGATAATAGGCATGCACTTTACCGTGCTTGCTTATACGTTCGTGTCTCTTTTTTAATGTGTATTCTCCTAAAAACATATTGTATTTACATTAAGATTATAAAACGGTTTGATAAATATGTATAACAATGGTCAAACCTGCATATTTGGAGTAAAAAATGGCAAGAAATATAATCGATATTGGTGTAGAGGGTAATGACGGAACTGGTGATAGTATCCGTGAATCGTTTCGTAAAACCAATGAAAACTTTAGAGAACTATACGCAGTATTTGGTATTGGAGGACAAATTAGTTTTTCAAACCTTGATGATGTTCCTAATGATTATACAGGTAACGCAAGTAAAATTCTTGCTGTTAACACCAACGAAGATGGGCTTGAGTTCCTAGAACTTGTTTCAAATGGTGCAATAACAGGAGATCCACTTGACGATACTATTAAATTTAATGTCACACTCGGCGGCAAACTATTAATCCAAGCAGGTAGAACAAAAGTATCAGGCGATCCGGATCCAGAACTAGCAGGTGATTTAAATGCAGACGGGTATGGTATTGGTAATGTAGGAATATCAGATGCTATTGCGAGTCGTTTTGCAAGTAAGTATGGCGGTAACTACACCATTCACGATCTTGTAGGCGATAAAAAATACAATGACGGACGTTATGCAAAAGCACAACTGCCTGGCAAAATGGGCGGTGTTAGAAATGAGCCAAGTGATGCATCAGAATACACTTTAACTATTACAGGTGTAACTTCTACACAAGATGTTCAAGTTGTTGGACACGGACTAGATCACGCAAGTAATGGCAACCCTTACGAATATAATACTACTAGTGGCAATCTTATTCCTCTTGTAGATGGAACAACATATTATGTAAGAGTTGTTAGTAATGATATTTTAAGTTTTTATACCACGCAGTCAGATGCAGAAAATGGCACTAACAAAATAGATATTACTGGTACATTAGGATCAAGTACACATACTATTGTCGACGGTAACTATGATGATGGTTTACAAGGTTTTTGGCTTTCTAATGAAGTACTACCAAGAAAAAGTGTAGTACGCAGAGAAGGCGACAAGATGACTGGTGCATTGTATGCACATGATCATCCGGGTGCGTTAGCTGGCACTCCTGCATTATCACAAGATGATTTACAAGTTGCTACAAAACTTTATGTCGATAGTGCAGAAACAAGCACAGCAACAAACTTGTATGTTAGTACAAGTGGTAAAGATAGTTATGCTAGAACTGCACCTGGAAAAGCAGGACGTTCACCTAGCTATTCATTTAGAACAATTGGTGCCGCGGCACGTAAAGCAGAAGAATTACAAATTGCATCTAAGTTCGAACTAGGCAATTATGCTCAAACAATCACATATGATGGATTTACAACTCCAACAACTGTACAAGCTGCCGGATTAAAAGCATCTATCACAGGACGAGATAATATGAAAGTCCTGATTGATGAAAACAAAAAGTTTATTCAAGCAGAAACTATTGCGTTTATTAATCAAACGTATCCTACTTTTGTTTATAACCAAGATATTTGTAAGAGAGACGTCGGTCTTATTGTTGAAGCGGCTAAACTAGATTCAATGTCTGGTAATAATGCTAACTTCCTTTCTCGTCGAGCAGGTATTAGATATTATGCAAATGCAAGTGCAACTGCGGCGAGAACAACACAAAAAACTGAAACTATTGCGGCAATTCAGTTTGTTAAATCTCTAGTAAACCTAGTTCTTCAAAACCAAAGTCCTGCACAAACATATCAAAGTGTTTACACTCAATATCAAAATACAGGATATACTACAGACCTAACAACAAGAAATAGTATTGGTGCAAAATTTGATATTGTAGTTGATCTTATCAATGATGGTAGTGTGTTTGATGCTCCGCCTGTTGTTGATGGTAACGTATATGAACTTGAAATACCTAATGGTTCAATAAATGCATTCGTTGACCAAGGTAATCCGGATAATACAGACATTTTACCTGGGAAGGTTGTAAGAGGTAAACAATCAGGAGCTATTGGTAGAGTTATTGAATACCATAGTGAGAATCAAAATCCAGCTAACCCAGCTAATACAGATCTTCTAGAACTACAATTACTCGAGCCAATTGAATTTACAATAGGTGAAGAACTAGAATATGCTAACGAAATTAAGTTTGATCAGATTTCAATTAGAGTTGAATCGGGCAACTATGAAGAAGATTTTCCGATTAGAATGCCTCCCAACGTATCACTTAAAGGTGACGAATTTAGACGAGTAATTGTTAAACCAAAAAATCGCAGTTCACAATCTCCTTGGGCAAATGTTTACTTCTATAGAGATTTAGAATTTGACGGATTAAGAGGCACATTAGATAGTGTAACAGGTGTACCTGATCCTAACCTACCAGTAGGCGGCACAACTTATGTCAATCCATTAACTGGTAATCCAGTGGGTTTATTTGGTAGACATTATCTTACAGATCCAAGTAGAGATGTAAACGTAAGTAACTACGGTATTACAAACCCAGGTGAATTTACACAGGCAGCAAGAATAGTAGAAAATAACGAAGATTATATTGTTGAAGAAGTAATTTCGTATATCAATGCTACGTATCCGGCACTAGTATATAACCAAACCAAGTGTAGAAGAGATACACGTTATATTGTCCGAGGTTTAGTAAAAGATTTAAGAGACGGCGGAAGAGCCGAATCTCTTGCTAACCAAGGTGCTTACTATGCAGGAGCAGTTAGTGGACAAGAAACAGAAACAGCAGATGCTATTCAATATATTGCAACTGTTGTAAATGGATTATTTGGTAATGCATATACACCTTTACAAGTAAATGAAGTAGAAATTACAGATCCAAGTTTAACAGCAGAGACTAATGCATTTACAAATTTAAGTTCGCTTGTTGATCTTGTTGCATATGCATTTAATGTTAATATTAACCCTCCAAGAAACAACAAAGATCTTGACGTATTCTTATGTAATGATGGTACAATTATTAGAAACGTTTCTGTTACCGGCCATGGCGGATTTATGATGGTGCTTGATCCAGACGGACAAGTTAAAACCAAATCACCATACTGTCAAACAGGTTCAAGTTTCTCTGGGTCGTTAAACAGACAAGCATTCCGTGGCGGCATGCTAGTTGACGCATTTGTTGGTAATACACCTATGAATGTTGTTGGTGTAAACAGTATATATTCAATCGATGTAGAATCAAATCCAAATGAAGGACTTTTTATAAGACGCCCACAAGTACCTGCTCCGTTTTATATTGATGGCAATCGTTTCCAAGTTAATGCAGTTCGTAATTGGGACCAAGTAACAGGTACAGCAACATTAATACTTGATCCAAGTTCAAATGATGGCAACGGATTTGCAGGAACTTATTATGGATCTGTAAACTTGTCATCAGCAAGTGCCGGAAACCCTATTGAAATCACTGTGCAAACTGCTGGTAACAGAAGTATGCTCGGCAACGACTTTACACAGGTTAACGACTTAGGTTATGGTCTAGTTGTTACAAACGGTGGTTTGTCAGAAATGGTATCACAGTTTACCTACTACTGTTGGACTGCTTACTATGCTAATAATGGCGGTGAAATTAGATCACTAAACGGTTCTAATGCCTACGGTGAATACGGTCTAGTTTCAAATGGTTCAGATCCTAACGAAATTCCAGATGCTGTTACACTACGTGACAACATGGTTAAACCTGCTAAGACTGCACTAGCAGAAACAGTTTTAGAGTTTAGCAGTGTAATTAACCCTGCTATTGCAGAAAAAGGACATGAAGTAACACAAGGTAGTGCTTCTGGTACTGTAGTTTTTGAAACAAGTGGTAAAAAATTATATCTCAAAGATGTATCTGGATCATTTAACACAAGTGCAGATGTAATCTTAAATGGAAGTACTAATATCGGTACACCGGTAGATGTTAGTAACCCTGCACTAACACTAGATACCGAACAATTAAGCATTTATGCTTATGACTTCCCAACATTCCCTCAAGGTACTGCTGAAGTAGATATTCTTCACAGCAATGGTACCAAGGGACGTTATGAAGTTACAAACGTACAAAAGATTACAGACTTTAGAGTTGATGGACATATTGATGTCGATTATACAGCGGTAGCATCTGGAACTGGTGCTGAGTTTGATGTACAAAAAGTTCTATCAAACTTTGACAGTACTGGTACTGGTAATTATGAAGCTAAAATTAGAGGGGCAGGAACTGGATATACTGTAGGAGATACATTTACAGTTGACGGTGCAGATCTAGACGGTGTAACATCAACACATGATTGTACTATTACAGTCGATGAAGTAGATAGTGCAGGTGTTATCAAACGTGTTACTGCTACAGGTAGTATTTTTGAACTTGCAGATACTCCATTGTATGATGGACAAGTTTATAAATTAAGTTTCAGTAATGCAAGTGCAGGTTATAGTAATGATGGTTTGATTACCTCTATGGAAGAAAACGAGTATGTTACATTTAGACACAATCAAACATTTGTTTTAGACAATCTAAATGATCCAAATGGCATTAAAACTCGACCAAGTACTGCATTTGAGTTTGATGAAAGAATTGGTTATACTTATCGAACAACAGCGTTTAGTACAACTGAGTCAACAGGTGAACAACTTCCAGGAGCATTCCAGGCGGCTATGAATATTGACAGTACATACGATTACATTCGTATTATTGTTGATCCTACACATACTAGTGATCCAATTACAGACCCTGCATTTGGCGGTACTACACTTGGTGCAACTAAAGGTGACCGAGGTATTGCAATTGAAGAACTTACAGAAGTAATTGATATTGCACGTTTAAGACAAGGCGGTCATGTATTTGTTTGGGACGGTAAGACTCATAGAATTACAGATTATATTCCAAGATCAGGTTATGCTATTGTTAAAATTGACGATTACATGGATGCATTTAGCCCAAGTGGTTATGAAGATCTTAACAAAACAGGTAACGCACCTGGCTTACATAGTTCTGTTGTACTAAGTGGGACACAAACAAACACACTACGTTGTGGATTGAGAGCAGGTTCACCAGGTGAAGTTACAGTTCAAATTTCACTATGTCGTGCAACAGGTCATGACTTCCTAGATATTGGTACTGGTAGTTACAATACTACTAACTATCCGAACGTTCTACTTGGTGATCCAAGAGCACCGAACCAAGCAAACGAAGTGCAAGAACGCTCAAAAGGGCGTGTGTTCTATGTAAGTACAGACCAAGATGGTTTCTTCCGTGTTGGTAGATTCTTTACAGTTGACCAAGGTACTGGTACAGTTACATTTGCAGGTAGTATTGCGCTATCTAACTTGGACGGTATTGGATTTAAACGAGGTGTTGTTGTTGCTGAATTTAGTACAGACGACGGTATGACTCAAAACGGTTCTGACATTGTTCCAACGCAGAACGCTATACGTGGTTATGTAAACAGACGTTTAGGTTGGGATCACAATGGTGTTGCTGTTAGTAATGTTATCGGGTTAGGTGCTGTTCCAAGAAACGGTTCACTTGCAATGACAGGAGACTTTAATGCTGGTGGATTTAGATTAACTAACGTGGCGGCTCCGGCAACAGGATCAGATGCGGCTAATAAAAACTATGTTGATACAGTTGGTGAAGCATATAATACCATTGAAGGTATGCGTGACTTTACCTTTGAAAAACCAGTTGCTGAAACAGACCCAGACAATGTATTTAGAAAAGATCAAATCTTACACAATACAGGACATAGAATTTTATATATCGATACTGATACTATATCAGATGGTCCATTCTATGTAGGCGGAAGAATAATTCAAGGTGCTAATACTGGCGAAGTGGTAGCATATGATGCTGTAACTGACAGTGTATTAGGTGCTTGTGCTAGATTGGTATATCTACCATTAAATGGAACATTTACCGGCAGTGGATCTTTAAGCGAAGATGAATATTACAAATCCCCAGCATTTACATATGGTGGTGCCGGAACACTTGGTCAAGTAAATATTGTTAAAGGCACAAGTTATGCTGTAGAAATATCAAACCCAGGTAGCGGATATAGCGCATCAGAAACTTTAACAATTCTTGGTAGTACGCTAGGCGGAACAGATGTTACTAACGATGCAACTGTTACTATTACCACTGTAAACGGTAGTGGTGCAATTACAGGCGTAAGTGTAGCAGGTACTACAGGAGTTATTGCTGTACCAACTGGTGACCAAGTTGCTGGTCCATACCATGAAACAGCAAACGCAACTGTAGACAGTAACAGCCAAATTGAAATTACTGGACAAAGATTTGATGATGAATATCGTGTAGATTATAGCATCAAAGACGGAAGTATCTATAATGCAGATGTAAATGCTAATGCGGCTATTTCACAAAGCAAACTAAACATGAATGCCGCAACTACTAGAGCAAATGCTACAGGTATTACACAAGCAGATCTAGGTCTTGCAAGTTTTGACGGTGATGACTTTAGTGTTACAGATGGTTGGGTAACACTTAAAGGTGGTAGTGTTGACTTATCAGACATTAATCAAATTGGTAGTTTTAGAGCGTTAGGTAATATTACAGGCTCTACAGCAGACGTGGCAGAAGTTCCAATTACTGCTACTGGCGGTAATGACAGTCTTGTACTTACTAAGAGTGATGGTAAAATTAGAACAACTGGTCTAATTATCGGCGCTAGTGATACATATACTGTTCTTCAGCCAAAAACTGGTGCGGCAACAACTATTCAAATGCTAACCCCAGGTGGCGCAACAATATTTGAAGCAACAGGTACTTCAGATATTACTGCTGAGTTTAGTGCAAGTATTGATATTGACGACAGTGGTGCAAATACACAAAGTACATTACAATTAAACAGTACATTTGCAAATGAAGGACGTTTAAGTTCAGACTGGATTTACACACAGTTTATTGAAGCGGCAAATGAAAAAGGTACAGGTTCAACTGGTATTGCAATTGGTGCTGGAACTGGTAAAACAAATGCAGGAGAAATTGCTCTTGTAGTTAAATCAGGAGCGGCAACTGTTAGTCCGTTTAAATTTAGTGCAACAGGAGTTGTACCAGATGTAACAACAACTTACAATATTGGTAGTACTACATTAAAATACAACACAGTGTATGCAGGAACATTTGATGGTACTGCAACCAAAGCAAAATATGCTGACTTAGCAGAGAATTATCTAGCTGATGCGGAATATGAAATCGGTACTGTGATTACACTAGGTGGAGCAAAAGAAGTTACTGCTTCAGTAGCAAAAGGTGACACTAGAGTATTTGGTGTTGTTTCAGAAAATCCTGCTTACTTGATGAACAGTGATCTAACTGGAGACTATGTAACTCCTGTAGCATTGACAGGTCGAGTAAAATGTAAAATTATAGGCAAAGCCAAACCAGGAGACATGCTCATAGCAAGTAATATCCCAGGTTACGCTATGGTTGACAATAGTCCAAAAACTGGATCAGTTATTGGTAAAGTGTTAGAAGAAAAAACATCCGATGACAAAGGTGTTGTTGAAATTGTAGTAGGGAAAGTATAATGGCGATACAACTTGTAAATTTAGGAACTAGTGCTAACAAAGGCGATGGTGATCCATTAAGAATAGCATTTGACAAAGTAAATGATAACTTCCAAGAAGTATACAGTGATATTAAACAACTGAATAGTGCAAACTTTGGAGGCGGAACATTAGTACATGATACTATAGGTAACGTTATAGCTCATGATAGTACTTTACTTGTTGATGCTAATACAGGAGAAATTGTTGGACCATTAGCAAGTTCAAGTTGGCAAACAACTGGTGCTATTGATATTGACTCTACAACAGATGATATTGATATTACAGCATCAGGTGTACTAACATTAGAAAATGCCAGTCAAACAGATTACATTACTATTGCAAACACAGGTGTTACAATTTATTCAGATAGCAATGTAGCAATACAATCAGCAGGTAATGATATTCAAATTGGATATGATGTTGCATCCGGTGATGTGCAAATGGGCCACAACTCAAGTCAAGTAGTTGTTAATGGAACACTTGATGCAAAACGTTTTGCAAAGGTTGAAGTACCTACATATGACACTGCAACACGTAATGGTCTAGTTGTAAATAACGGTACTATAATTTATAATAATCTAACACTAGCATTAGAGGCATATGTCGACGGTTCATGGGTTAGTGTTTCGCAACAAGATGTTAGCGAGTTTACTGACAATACTAATTTAATTCCAGGTGATGTTGCTGACTTAACAGACAACACAGTATTACTAAAAACAGATGTATCACAACTAACTGATACAACAAACTTAATTCCTACAACTATAGGAGATTTACTAGCAGGAGGCAATGTTGGAGATTTTGTAACTAGGACATCGACAGGGTATGGTTGGACAGCACCTGTACCAGAATCGTTTACACTTACTGATATAAAAGCTGTGGCAGCGGCAAGTATAGACTTTGCTGACTTCCAGGCACGAATCGCGGCACTTTAATTTATAAGGATTAGTTCATGGCTGAGAAAGAATACATTGTAACCCTAAATAAAAATGTAGATCCAGACACTTTTAAAAAAGATATGGTTACAAGAAATATGGATCCATATGTTCCAAGCAGGCCCGTTCCTGTAGCGAATCCGAGACCAGCATCATTAAGAAACACACACTACATGCTTACTGATGAAGAAGCACAACAACTCAAAAAAGATCCAAGAGTATTAAATGTAGAATTAAATCCTAAACTAAGAACAGATATTGAAATTGGTGGCCGTGCAAAACAAAGCGGCAATTTTAACAAAAGCACAAGTATTTCAGGAAATAATGTAAACTGGGGCTTGCGTAGAATACCTTCGTTATCGAACCCATATTTACAAAACGGTACAGTAACTGGTGACTATCCTTACACTCTAACAGGTGACGGAGTTGACGTTGTTATTATGGATAGTAGCATTCAAGCAGATCATCCAGAATTCCAAGATTACAACGGAAACAGCAGAGTACAACAAATTGATTGGTATGCGGCAAGCGGCTTATCAGGTACAATGCCTGCAGAACATTATACAGACTATGACGGACACGGCACTCACTGTGCAGGTATTGCCGCAGGTAAAACATATGGTTGGGCAAAGAACTCAAGAATTTATGCTGTTAAATTAGACGGATTGGAAGGAACTTCTGATCCAAACGGCGGCATTCCTATTACAGATGCATTTGATGATATTAAAGAATGGCACAAGCGTAAGAAGGCACCTAGTTATACTCCAACAGCGGCTTCGTACGAACCTACAACAGGTGTACTTGAATTAACAATCGGACTAAACAGTTTTTCAATTGGTGATAAAATTAAAATTATTCCTTATGGTATAACTTTTACTTGTGCAAAAGATAATTTCGAAACAACACATAGCTATCCTCGTTCTGAAGGTGTTCCAAATGTTTCAGGACAAGATCCTTTTTATGACAAAGAAATAGAAATTACAGCAGTATCGTCAGATAGTATTACAGTAAATATCGGCATAAGTTCTGATACTACTGAACATAGATTTGTTGGAGCCTTAAATGGTGCTATCACAGTTCCAGGTATTAAACAAAAACGTCCAACAGTGGTGAACATGAGCTGGGGCTACATTTCAAGATATGTGTTTATTAACGGCGGTAACTATAGAGGCACTGCATGGTCTGGCACTTCTCGAAATCCTGCATATGGTATGACAGGCGTATTTGACGGTATCGGTTACAGACACCCTATAAGAGTTACATCAGTTGATGTTGACCTTGAAGAATTGATTGAAGCAGGTGTTACAGTTACAGTGGCCGCAGGTAATAGTTATCATAAAATTGAAATAGAAAACGGTGTTGACTACGACAACTATTACAACAGTTTGCTTTATGGTAGAGTGTATTATCATAGAGGAAGTTCTCCTTATAGTGATCAAGCCATTATTGTAGGCAATATTGATTCAGCACTAACTGCTGAAGGAGAAGAACAAAAATCACAAAGTTCAGAAACTGGACCTGGCGTAGATGTATATGCCCCTGGTACAAATATTTTTAGTGCAACAAGTACAGTTAACAAATTTTTTGATGCACCTTATCCAGATGATGATACATTTAGAATTTGTAACATCAGTGGTACGAGTATGGCCGCTCCACAGATAGCAGGATTAATCGCAACTGCTGGAGAAATTAAATCTACATATACACCTGCACAATTTAAAACTTGGATTACTAATAATGCCAAAGACGAACAACTAGATACGCAAGGTAATGAAGATGACGACTACGGCAACTATCGTAGTTTAATGGGAGGCAATGATAGATTTGCATTCCAAGAATACAACAGTGCAACTGTTGTTTCTTTTGCTGGACAAGAAACAATTGAACAAGTTACAGAAGATGCTGAACCAACTTATAAACTTACAAGTACTGCATCAACAGTTGACGAAGGTCAAAACTTTACAATTACTCTGCAAACAACTAATCTTGTAAGCGGAACAATTATTCCTTATACAATCACAGGTGTAACTTCAGAAGATATTAACGGTGTTTCACTTGTAGACAATTTTATTGTTGGCTCTACAATGCAAAAAACATTTAGTGCAACTGCTGATAACATTTTTGATGATGGTCCAGAAACATTTGTTCTTACACTTAATGATGTACCGACAGCAAGTATTGCTGTAACATTTGTAGATACAAGTTATCCAGACCCAATTTATGCATTGACAGCAGATACAACAAATGTAAATGAAGGCTCTAGTGTAACTATTACTGCTTCGGCAGCAAACGTGTTAACTGGTACAACTATTCCTTATACAATTACAGGCGTTGAAAGTGCAGATATTGGTGGAGAGCCATTAAGTGGCACACTAACAGTCGGAAGTGATATGTCAAGAACATATACAATGGCCGCAGATGGATTGCAAGAAGGTGATGAAACAATGACCTTTACTTTTGCAAATCAAAGCATTGACATTTATATCAATGATACTAGTAATGTTCCTATTAGTTATACATTAACACCAAGTGCAACAACTGTTAATGAAGGAGATAGTTTTACTATTACTTTAGATACAGGCGGTGGCATTAATGGTGTTGTTCTTCCTTATACAATTACAGGCGTAAGCTCAGTTGACTTAGGAAATGCTCCGTTAACAGGAACATTTAC